TTGGTCACTCTCATATTGTATTTTTATATTTATCTCGATTTTATCTGGGATACAACCGAGATCTATTAAAGTTTCATTGCGTTTAAAGTTTCTTAAAATTTCTCCCTCGAAAGCTTTCTCCGGTGAGATATTTAGCAATTCCAAAATTCTCTTCTTCGACATTGGCTTCTGTCTTAACCCTTCAACTAAACAATCATCATTTGAAAGAATATTAGGTATACCATCTCCTCTATCTCCTTTTACTATTAAAGCACGCAATTGTTTTTCCGGAAAATCTTCTTTAAGAAATTTTTTAGTTCGAGGTGACCATTGAAAAACATTAGGATATCGTTGCAATTGAATAAAATCTTTATCAGAAGAAACTATCAATATATTATAATCTCTATGAGAATATTCCTTACAAATAACCCCGATAATATCATCTGCTTCACATCCTTCCAAGGTAACTACTCTGTAAGGCATATTTTCTGCTATTTCATCTCGAATATTATCGAGTATATTAAATAATGCCTGCCAATCTACATTTTGTTTATTTTCTTCTCTTGCTTTTTTTCTATTGGCTTTATAAAATGGAAAAATATCTTTGCGCCAATTTTTTCTACTATCACAACAAAAAACAACATCTTTTCCATACTTATCACTAAATTTGTTCTTGACCATTTTAATATTATTAAGAACCATATGCCTCATTACAGCATCTTCTTTACCTGGCTCAAATTGTTTTCGAAATTGCATAAAATTAGCAATTATCATCTGATTATAATCAATTAATATCATATTATTTTTTTTGTTTGTATTTCGTGGCTTTCGTTAATTTTTGTTTTTTTGTTGTAATAACAACATCACATTCTTCTATCATCATATCATAAAATTTAATTAATCTATTTTGTTGTGGTCCACTCATATGACTATATGCTTCTTTAAAATCTATATCACCTTCTTTGGCTAATTTTATTTCGCCGGCCATTTCTGTAATTTCAGATTTTAAATGTTTAGCAACCGGCCTTGAAACTTTATTATATTTAACAAATTGTTTAAAATTAAATTTCTTTTTAAAATCTTCTTCAAGTTGTTCATCAACAATATCTTCTATGTCAAATTTTAATTTTTTTGCTGCTTCCCGAATTCTTTTCTGAATATCTGGTTTTATTTTATCTATTGTTTCTACTACTATCTTACGATGATCGGCAATTTCTTCTATCTTTTTTAATTTTTGGATAAAAAGCTCTTCATATTCTTCTGGTAAACTCTTTAATCCTCTTACTTTCATTCGAGCAATATAACCAACATGATTTCCAACCTCGATTAAATCAGCGATTTTAAGTTTTCCAGGAGATTTACTTTTTACTTTATTTTTTTTATAATATTCTTGAACAAAATTCATACTCTCTTTAAAATCAAAAAATTTATAATACCATCTAAAGGCTTCATGAACTTCAGATTTTAATTTATCCGGAGGTAAACTATCCCAATCAATTGGATCCGGCTCGTCACCCATATATTTTGCGTTAATACTTCTTTTCGAAAAAGCCATTTAGCTACCTTCATACTCTCCGAGTGTTACGTTATATAATTCTTTTAGCTCACACATAATATAATGTAAGATAATTGACATAATGCCTTCACATTTTTCCATATGATTTAAATTAATATGTATATAATTTGAGAGTTTATCTTTCAAAATTCCTCCATCATATCCTAAAATGCCATATGTTTCCATTCCATTTGAATGAGCCCATTCAACAGCTTCTATGAGATTTTTACTATTGCCACTACCACTAAGAACTAATAATCCATCACCTTTATTAGCATAAGCTACAAGTTGATGCTTAAAAATATTATCATAAGAATCATCATTAGATGTAGCAGTAATGAAGCCGATATCGTTACAAAGAGATATAGCTTTAATTCTAGGTCTTGAAAGTCCATTTTCAATTGTCCCTTTAGTTAGATCTTGTGCGAAATGATTAGAATTACAAGCACTTCCACCATTTCCACATATAAAAAATTGTTTTTCGTTTATATATAGGTTCCAAATCCCCTTTAATAGTTCATCAAGTTGACTTTCCGAAACTAATTGCATAGAATTACTTATAGAAGTAACATGTGATCTCCAGCCGGATACTTCTATTAATAATTCTATTTCCGAATTTACTCTCACTGTTCTAGTAGCTGAAGTATTATCAGTCCAATTTACATGTATATTTTTATTTTTCATTGTAAAATACTATTCTTGTTCCCTGATTATCGAATCCAACATCAAATGTATCTAAAGTTCTATTTTTCATATGTATCTCTTTAGCATGATCTGTCATGAAAAGTATATATCCTCCTCCACCAGCTCCACATATTTTACATCCTGTCGCCCAAGAAACAGAATTTTGCATAATAGCATTAATTGCATCATTAGTAATCCCTTTAGCAAGAGTATTTTTAATATTCATGGATTCACTCATAGCTATACCAAAATCATCGTACTGTCTAAGATTATAATAATCCAAAGCTTTAGTACAAATATCATATATTTTATTATATTTTTTTAATTTTTTTTCAATAGAATTTTTCTGAGAAGTAAGAATTGAAGATGATTGTCTATGTTGGCCAGTATTAACCAGAACAAACTTTCTTTCAAACTCTGCATCATATTGTAATTCTTCAATTTTTACACTACCATCTTTAAAAAACCGAAAGTGGTTAAAACCGCCGTAACTAACAGCAAATTGATCTTGTTTGCCAATCGGTTTATCTAAGATTTCAAGCTCAATATGACATGCTAGATGCGCTATATCGTCCCGGTTCATTGGTGATCCAATCCAAGTACTTATAGCATTTATTAATCCAACCAGAATACTTGAAGAGGAAGCCAAACCAGATCCTTCAGAAGGAATATCAGCTAATGTTGTAATTTCGAGTCCGGGATTTACATTAAAATGCCTGAGGACTTCGCGAATATATTCATGTTCTATTTCTTCAACGTAACTGACTGATTCTTTTTTAGTATAATTACAAACAAATTGATCTCGATATAATCTATTTAATATAACATAAGTAGATTTATCGATAGCAGCACTTATGACTTGACCGCCATCAGGCGCCGTAATATAATATTCTGGAATATCGGTTCCGCCCCCGAAAAAACTAATCCGTAAGGGTGTTTGACAAACTAACAATTCTCTTCTTCAGTTCAGTTGATGAATAATGATGAAATCTCTTACAATAATAGAGTTCAATATTTTTTAAGATACATGTATTATATCCTGTTATGAATTTATTGTCACGGGAATAATCTTCACCTAAAAATCTAATATTAATTTCTATTGTTTTTAATATATTTTTAAGATCTTTTTCTGATTCATAAGGAATAATTTCATCAACATATCTACATCCTTTTAATTGTATGAATCGTTCAAAGACTGACTGTATTAAATCTTTTTTGTGTACGGGGCTAGTGTGAAGACCAGCAATTAAATAATCACAATTTTTTCTCGCTTCTTCTAACATTACAATATGGCCGGTATGCAGTAAATCAAAACTGGAAGCTGTAAATCCTTTTTTCATAAAGCCATTGCTATTTTTTCGACATCTGATTGTTCTTCAAGTTCATCTTCAATATCCATTAATTCAAACATCTCTATCCATTTAGGTGCTCTATAATCCCAACTATAATATTTGTCCGCATGTTTTTTGGCTCGGTCTATAACATCCTGAGTTTCATCATCCCAATATGTATCCATTAATTTATCTATTTCATCTGCAAATCTATAACAATGTTCTATTTCATCTTTAATATAAGGATACATAAAAGCATGATCAGAACAAGTCTCCGGTAACGCTCCTAGACTATTTGTAAGCATTAATGTCCTGGAAGACATTGCTTCCATAGCAGTTCTACAAGAAGTTTCTTCCCATATACATGGATAAGCCCAAATATGCATATCTTTCCATTCTTCTCTTAGGGGTCTTCCTCTAACAATTTTATGTAAGGTCATATTAGGATTATTTTCAATATGATCAAATAATTCTCCATATGGTTGATCATTTTCTTTCCACCCATAAATTTGAAAACTTGAATATACATGTAAATGCCAATCATCTCTTTCGAGTTCATGTAAGGCATTACATAATACATGTAATCCTCTTTGAGGTGTAGAAGCATAAATTAAATTTATTTTGCCTTCTTTAGGTTTTTCATAATGTTCAAATGGAAATATTGCTGTTTTTTGAACTTCACAGCGATCCATTGGTAAATCATATTTTTCTAGAAAAGTATGCATTTGCCAATAACTCGAAAAAATTAATTTTTCAAATT